CCTCCGTGCATGAACATGCTTGTAAAGAAGGTCCATAAGTATTTTCCAGAAAGGATATTTGAAGGTTTTAATGCTATGTAATCTAAAAATTTTGAATTGGAGTAAATAAGAATTGTAAATAAAATAAATAGAGGATGAGGCCAACACAAACACTCACGGGGGCTAAGGCTCGTAAAGCAATCTATCAGGGGGTTAATGCGATTTACGATACGGTTCGTAGAACACTAGGCCCAGAGGGAAAAAACTCGTTGCTCTACGGAACATTTGGCCGAGAACCGAGAATTACCAATGACGGGTACACGGTAGCGGAGTGCCAAGAACCCAAGAATCCATTTGTAAACCTAGTAGCCCACATTTTCAGGGACAGTTGTAAAAAGACTAATGAGATTGTAGGCGACGGGACTACTACAACGGCTATAATCGGCGGGAAATTATACAACGATATTTACGGGCTGTTATCGGATAACCAGACAGTAATTGGCGAAAATACTGGTAAAATCGGCCAAGTGGCGTTGAAAAATAAGATTTTGGATAGTGCAGACAAGGTCAAGGCCGAGGTTAAAAAGGCCGCTAAAAAGGTTAAAACCAAAGCAGAGTTAGAAAAAATTGCCATTGTATCGGTACGGGATAACGAATTGGGCAAGTTGGTAGCAGGTATGGCGTGGGAGGTTGGTGTTGATGGGTTTATAGATGTAGTAGAGGGTTTTAAAGGCACGATTGAAACCGAAGTGATTAAGGGAATGAGATTCCCGGCCAAGATTGCCGCTAAAGGGTTTGTGAATAACCCTAGCCGGTACGAGATGACAATGGAAGATACGGCGGTTTTGATTACTAACTACAAGCTAGACAACGTATCACAAATTGCAGCGTGTTTGAATAAATTGATTGGTAAGTATCCTAAGATTGCGATATTTGCCCCGGAGTTTAACCAAGACGTATTAGAAAACTTATACAATGCCAGTTTTAGGGTAGTAAGCCAACAGGCAGGGCAGGCGTTAGTGCAAAAAGGCAAGTACGATATTTATCCGGTGAAAGTCCCTAGTTTGCGCACTGAACAGTTTGAGGATTTATCACTTTATTGCGGGGCAACATTTATCAACAAAGACACCGGTAAGACATTAACTTCCGTTACTGAAAGCGATTTGGGCTTTTTAGAAAAGTTGATTGTTAAAGACACCGAGAACAAAGAAGACGCTGTGGCGGTAGGTGGTAAGGGGACTAAATTGAAAATAACAACCGATGAGGGGACTGGGTTTAAAAATGATGATGTTAAACAAATCAAAACCCCGATACAGGAACGTATTGAAATACTTAAAAGCCAGTTAAAAGAAACTAAGGAAGAAACATTTAAAAAGTTGCTCGAGCGCAGAATTGCCTCAATGTCTAGTGCAGTAGGGGTAATACGGGTTGGTGCTGCCAGTAGAGCAGAGACGTACTACAAGAAATTAAAGTTGGAAGACGCCGTGTATGCCTGTAAGAGTGCGTTACGGGGTGGGTACGTCAAAGGCGGTGGTCTGTGCTTAAAAGAAATCGCCGAGAAACTAGACGATAAAGATATTTTAAAAAACGCATTATTAGAACCCTATAATCAAATCCAAAGCAGCGTTGAGGGTGGGATTGAGATAACAGACGAGATTATTGACCCCACAGAAGCAGTATATTACGCCGTAGAACACGCCACTTCGGTAGTCGCAAACCTTGCTACGGTAGATGTTATTACCCCTGAAATTGATATACCAGCCCCAGAAGAAGGTAGTTTGGCGATTGCTAAAGTTATGTTGGCAGACCAAGCGAGGTTAAGGATAAAAGACAAGCTGATTAAAGAAAACGAGGAAGAGATGTGGAAAGATAACTACGGAGGATTGACTGAAGACGAGTACTTAACAGTTAATAATTTTGATTAAAATGCTTGCAAAGTTTCAAAAATTACCGTACAGATTGAGGGCATTGCGAATTGGTTTTAGAAAATTATCAGTTAGCTTTTATTGGGGAAATAAATTTATGAAAGTAATAACACCCGATTATATAGCAGGTGAATCCGATTCTTTTAGACTAAATGTAGGTATGAGAATAGGTAATTTTAATAGAGTAATAACAGTATTAAAATAATATGGCACAAGCATCACGAGCGGCAAAAAACTTAATCTACAAGAAGATGGGAATGCCTAAATTAGCAATGGGTTCAACAGCAATGAGTGGCCCTGCGATAGTAGCGTCTAAGGCGTTAGCGGCTAAAGGTGCTGCAGCAAGCGTAGCAGCAGCCAGTGTAGCAGGTTTGGGTGCTTTAGGGTTAATTGGTGCGGGGATTATTGGTAAAGCCAGTAACAAAGCAAACCAAGAGATTGAGAAACTAGGTCAACAAACAGCGGCTCAACAAACCTCTATTTTAAGGGGGATTAGAGCTAGGAGAAAGAAATAATATGAAATACGAAAGTAAAACAAAGCGAAAGCCAAAAAGAAAACCACGAAAGCGAGCCTAGTATGCCGTTTAAGAAAAAAGGTAAATACTATTACTCGCCTAGCGGTAAAAAGCTTACCCCAAAACAAGTAAAAGCATATTACGCTACTAAGGGTAAGAGTAAAAAAAAACGGAAGAGTTGATTTGGCATTAGAAAATGGCTTAAATTAGCAAAAGAATTAAAGTAGTTAAAAAATGCCTCAAGGTGGAAAAAAAGGATTTGATAGAAACCTAGCCAACGAAGTACGTCGGTTGACTTTGAATAAGATTAAAAAGGTTTTAGAAGACGAGGATTACAGTAAATACGGTAAGGATTTTCAGCAAGCGTTATTATTGCGGTTAGCTGGAACGGTGTTACCGAGATTGAACGAACACAGCGGAGAAGACGGTAACCCGATTGTATTAAACATTGCTAAAGAAATTGCAGACAAGAATGAAGTTACACCAGACCCAAGCACAAGTAGCACAGGATTTACACCGCTTCAGGGTAATTAACTGCGGTAGACGGTGGGGTAAAACCACTTTAGCGGTTGAAGAAATCAAAGGGAAAGCTGTTTACAAGAAAACAAGTATTGTTTATATAGCTCCTACTTACCAACAGGCTAGAGATATTGCGTGGGAAATGTTGAAGAAAGAATTGCAGCCTATAATAGCACAGATTAACGATAGTAGGTTGGAGTTGAGAGTTAAGAACTTAAAAGACACAGAGAGTATTATTTATTTACGGGGGTGGGAAAGTGTTGAGACATTACGGGGACAGCAGTTTGATTTCATTGTTATAGACGAAATAGCAATGATGAGAAACTTTTGGCTTAACTGGCAAGAAGTAATACGACCGACACTAACCGACACAAGAGGCGAGGCAATGTTTATCTCAACGCCTAAAGGGTTTAACCATTTTTACGATTTATATAATTTAGAAAACACTGATACTGACTATTGTTCATTCCATTTTACCAGTTTTGATAACCCGTATATTCCTAAAGATGAGATTGAGAAAGCAAAGCAAGAATTAACTGAAGATAGATTTGCACAAGAGTATTTAGCGGATTTTAGAAAGACTGAAGGACTTGTATACAAAGAGTTTATCCGTGATAAGCATATATTTGATGAAGAACCTGATGGGATAGTAAAGACATTTGGTGGCGTAGACTTTGGTTTTACCAACCCAGCAGCAGTGTACACGATAAAAAAAGATAAAGACGCTGCGTACTACATTACTGATGAGTGGTATAAAACAGGTAAAACAGACGCTCAGATAGCTGATTATGTAGCGGCGTTAAATTGGAATGAGTGTTACCCAGACCCAGAGAGCGCATCTGGGATAGAAGAATTAAACCAGCGGAGAGTGAATGTACGAGATGTTATTAAGGGTAAAGACAGCGTGCGGAACGGAATTAGCAAGGTGAGAGAGCTTTTTAAAGCCAATAGATTATTTATCCACTCTAGTTGTGTAAACCTTATTTGGGAACTTGAGACGTACAGTTACCCCGATAAGAAACCGGATAAAAACGAGTACGAAGTACCAATAAAAGAAAACGACCACGCTTGCGACGCTATACGATACGCTTTGATGATGGAAGGACAGCCTAAAAATACAGGTGTGTATATCCACCGGCCACAAGTGGCTGGATTTAAACCACAGTATCAAAACATAGAAGCTAAAAACAAAGTATTTATCAGACGACCAAGTTACTAGATATGATTGGAACAATTATACAATCAACTCCACTATCAGCGTATTCTCCATCGCAAGATGTAGTTGATTTAACCGTGAAAGTTAAACAAGACTACGCCGAAGGAGTGCGGATTTTAGAAACCCCGTGGTTTGAGCTTAACTTTAGAAGCATTATTGACGACGAGAACAATGGGAAACTGATGTTTAACGCTTTTGTAGATGAAAGCGATACCGAACCAAATGAAGCGTGGAAATGGAAAGGAACACGAAGTGCCGCTAGAAACAAAGCAATCGCCACTCACGCTCAACTGACTTCAAACTACATTTTGCCGTTGTTTATAGCCCAGAACGAAAATGATGAGTTAGACCGTGATTTTAGCGAGATTATGCGTGATGTGGTCGAGTGGATGTGTCTACCGACAAACTCAAATTACCAAGCCTCATTTTTGCAGGCGGCGTTTGGAATGATGTACAACCCCGTAACCTACTTTGAGTGTGATTTTTACGAGGTATTTATGAAACTGTCTAAAGCCTATGGCAGTCAAGAGGTTTTAGACGAGGTGTTATCTGGTTTTCAGACAAAAATATACAGCCCGACCCAGATTTTAATATCAAACGCTTACGAAAGAAACATTCAAAAACAGAAGTGCATTATTAAGCGAAAGTACGTTGATTACGCCGAAGCGGAAGCCAGGTACGGCAACCACCCTAACTGGGTATTCGTTCAAAAGGGCATAAAAAGCATTTACAACGAAGAAGACGGGCTGTTTTACGAGGTAAAAGACGATGGGAACCCGACACTGTTGATGGAAGAAACGTACTTGAACCGTAGGGAAGACCTTGAAGTGTGTTTTATTGGCGGGAGTTACTTTGGTGATGAAGATGTAAACAACAACCCCATTAGACACCGTGATAATAGGCACAACCCCAAGTACAATATAGTTCCGTTCGGGTATTCAAGGATTGGCGAGAACTTCTTTTTCTACAAATCAATGATGAACGTGTTGCAGTGGGATAACAAGCGTATTGATGCGATGGATGAGATTGTCTATAACCGAGGATTGTTAGAGGTTGATATGCCTATTGCCATCTCAGGGGTGGAAAAAATAGATTCAGACGTAGTGTTTCCAAAATCAGTGGTGTCGCTTGAAAGCCCTGATGCCAGAATTCAGCCGTTGTTACCGGCCTCTAACTTGGTAGCTGGTTTTAGACAGTTAGAGGAAAGCCAGCAGTCGTTATCTAACAGTTCTGTTGATGAGATAACCGAAGGACAGCTACCAGATGCCTCACAAAAGGTGGGTAACGTGGCCAGAGCGCAAATGCAAGCTCGTAAATTATTGGGCAGTGTTGGTAAGAATTTAGCCGAGAGTATGGTACAAGTTGGCGACCTTATTAAAGACATTGCCATTAACCACATTACAGTCCCTCAAGTACAAGAGTTAGTGGGTGGTGGGATGAAGATGAAATACCGCAATATTTTACTGGAAAACCAGATGATTGGCGGTAAGATGCAAGACAAAGACATTAAGTTTGACCCCAGCTTGATTGGCAAAAAGATGAGCAAAAAAGAGAAAAAGATGCGTGGCTACGCCGAGCTGGAAAAACAAATGACAAAAGAGGGGATTAAAGACCCGAACAAGCTAAAAAAGGTCGTGTACTTCGTGAACCCGGAGTTGTTTGCGAAGTTCAAGTTCTTAACCCGTATTGATTTGGAGGAGATGTTTACCAAGAACCAGGATTATATGCAGCCGATGCTTACTAATTTGTATACATTGCTGCGGCAAGACCCGTTGATTGAGGGGGAAGGATTGTTGCGTAAACTCTTATACTCGTTCTTCCAAAGTGGCGGTGATGATTTGATTAAAGACGAGCCAATGCAGTTACCTGCTGGTGCGGAACAAATGTTAAAAACCCCTACTAAAACCCCTAACACGGTAATGGGGCAACAAGCACAAAACACAGCTACCGCTAGGGCGGTAGAATCAAATGTTAATTATTAAGTAATACTTATGAAAATTGGAGTATACAACTTAGATAACGAGGAAAAAGTAAAGCGAGCCATTTATGGTACGGTTACTAAACAAGGCCAGCTATCAGGTGGCGTTGGCGAAGACGCTACCGATGAGTTAAAACTAGCGGCGTATGACCGCTTAGGTGGATTGATTACCAAAGATGGTAATAAGATTAAGACCGGCAGTTTTTGTGACATAGCTGAATCAAAGAAACAAGGCCGAGCAGTGCCGTTGAAAGAACCGAATGTTGTTTACCTTGACAGTATTGATGGTGTTCAGGTTGAGCTTGATGAAGAAGAGGCTAAATCACTTAAAAAAACTAAAGAGAAAAAAGAGAAATTAAAGAAAGCAAAAGCAAAGAAACGATAATGCGTGAATGGATTATCAACCGATTGGGTGGAGTTACCATAGAGCAGTTTCGTAAAGGTTTAGAGACCATACAAGACCAGCTAAGAGACGAAAAGCACCGGTGGTACGATAAGGAAGTATTAACTGCCGCAGTAGCTGGATTTTATAACACGATTGGTACAGATGATATTTTACGGGAAGTAAACGGTAAGTGGATGGTTGGTGAAAAAGAGGTTGATGATTCAATTAAACAAGCAATGATTGGTGAGGCAAAGACACTGTTGAATATGCGGTTATGGAAAGTGTTGCAGAACGATATTAAGTACCGAGCCAATAAGCAGATGTTTTTAGAGAGTCAAAGTGAAATTGATTTGATAGCGGGAAAACTTTGGCTGTACACGCTTGATTGTATAAACACCCGACTTGATTCGATTAGTAAAGAATCGGGGAGGTTTAATAAATAACCCCTAACGGGGATGCCTATACCCTTAACGGCTTTAAGGGATGTGACGCTACTATAAAAGCGATGCCCACTCCATAGGCTAATAGGAGATGCCAATTATGGCTTTAGAAGAAGAAAAGGTGGAAGACACCACCGAGGAAGTTTCGCAAGAAACACCTGAAACAACTGATGCCGAGGTAACTTCAGATGAAGAAACTAAGGCTTCGGACACTACAACAGAGCGAGATTGGAAAGCTGAGACCGAGAAGGTCAAAAAAACGCCTCAACAGGCGTTTATGGAACGCAAGCAGAAGCGTGAGGAAAAAGAGCCTGAAGAGGTAGCAGCCGAACAGGAAGAAAAACTGGCGGCTATTGCCTCACAAAAGGTGTTTGAGGTTGAGCAGCGTTTAGAAAAACGCTTAACTGAATCTCAAGCCCTCACAAAAGCACGTTCTATGGCTAAATCGGAAGATGAAGCCCAATATCTGTTCGAGCGGTGGAAACGTCGGGCATTTGAGCCTAACACTACCGTTGATGACCAGGTTGAGGAGGTTTATATTATTACCCATAAAAATACGTTGTTGGGTGAGAATAATGAGCTAAAACGGGCTTTAGCTGGTAAAGGTGCAGTTAATAGAAGTGTTGGCGGTTCATACGGAACTGAAACACAACCAAAGGCTGAACCTAAACTTGAGGCTGGCGATAAGCAAGTATTAACTGAATCCGGTTTTACTTACAATAACTCCACACGGCGTTATGAAAAGAAAATCGGAAGCAGTAAAATTCTTATCAAAGACCCCAAGACCGGTAAAATCTCAGTTATCAAATCTTAATCCTAAATTAACCACAAGAGGCAATCTCTTATGGAGATTGCTTTTTGTATAATTGAGCTTGGGCATAGCGACAACCATTTGCTATGAGCCGAACTATTGAGGAAAAAATATGGCTTTAGGAGACCTTAGTGTTATTGGGCCGCAGTTTACCGCTAAACGGCGAATTGCAGCTTCAGCGACACGATATGAGGTAGGCGAACCGTTGTATGCTGACGGTACAACTCTTACTAGCGGTGCTGTTTCAGCCAACACTTACGAATTGGTAGATGCAGATGCGGTGGTAATTGGTACTGATACTTTTGGCGGTGTGGCGATTAAACGCTGCAAACCACTTGATACCGGTACTGTTACTGCGCATACGGCGTTGACGGCTAACCCATCACCAGAATCTGGTATTCTGCGAGGTAAAGCGGAAACGGCCGGTAGTGTTGATACCGATGCTGAATTACTGTTAATTATCGGTGATGTGACCTTGATTGATTACAGCGCAGCTGGCGCAGCCGATGGCGGGCAGCTTTATACGATTAAAGACACTGCATCAACTGATACCAGTGCGTTTACCATTCATACCGGTAACATTGTAAAAGGTACGCTTGATGTAACAACTGTTTACGCTGCTTACCGAACAGCAAACGATATTAGTTAATTAAGTAACTTACAGATATGGCTAATTACACAGGTGGATATACTGGTCAACTTTCTCCCAATCAGGTTCACACCGGCATTGATGCGACACTCTTTGAGCGGTATGAGCGAGAGGAACAGCCTCAGTATTTGAGCGCTGAAGACCCGCTATTCTTCAATCAGGGTGCTACTGTCGGTGATAGTTTCATCTTTGAAGAAGATGGCGGTGTTGGTGAGTTTAACGAGACGGATGAACAAGAAGAAATCCTCTCAGAAGACAGCCCAACGGGGAATAAGAAGACCATTACATCACAAAAATACACGAAGAAAGTTCCGATTTCCGATGAAGCGTTCCGAGCAGATATGCACGGCAAACGTGCAGCTATCGGTATGCAAATTGGAGACCGAGCACGACAGACCAAAGATAGGAAAGCAATTCTTAATACATACGGAGATGCTTTTGCAGGGTCTGTTAATACCACACCGGACGGACAGCCGTTGGCTTCAAACAGCCACACGACTGTTACTGGTGTTACTGTAGATAACCTAGAAACTGGCGCACTCGCCCCAGACGCACTCTGGACGGCAGTTACCAGTTTGGCGAACCAAAAAGCTCAAGACGGCGATGCGGGTTCATACTGCTACGCCGGTTGGCTAGGTGCTTTCACCCTCTATAAGACGGCAAAAGAAGTCCAAAACTCGGCTTTAATTGCTAATAGCGGTGAGAATAACCTGAACATCTTTGACACCGATTACGGTCAGGTTCAACTTCGAGCGTCAATTTTCTTGGGTTCAACGTACAATAGTGCGACTAACGCTGATACTTCGTATCACTTGATTAGTCAAAACCATCAGATTCACCGAAAAGTATTTTACGGCCTACAGACCGATTTACTTCCACCGGAGACTTCTGATAATGACACTTGGCGGCATCTTTCTAAGTTTAATGAAGTTGCTTTCCCAGGTTCGTGGAATGGTACTGTCCACTCCAACGGTACTACTTAATACAGCTAATTAACGAAATCTATGACGAGAAAACAAACGGGTAAAACCCGTGTAAAGGCAGCCTGGTACGGTGCACTCGTTATAGCTGTACTAGGTTTGGTGGTAATGGGTAGCACAGTGGTTGTTGCTCAAAGCCAAAAGAGCGAGGTTGGCGAGCTGACAGAGTTGGCCACTGCGTTGGGTAATGCCGATGTGTTTAGTAAGGCACTCGATTACTTGCAGCAAAGTGTTGCTGGTGTATTTGGTGGCGGTACTCGCTATCCTCACGGTATTTCCGCTGATACCACTTCACCAGCAGAGGGCGAGGTACGAGGTACAACCTTGACGATTACTGGCAATTCAACGATTGGTGGTACTTTAGGAATTACTGGTACTACTACTCCGTCAGCAACAACGTACTCAACGGTGTATGTCGCGTTAGCTCAAACAGCAACCACGACAACCGCCAGTCCCGCTCCGTTGGCGCAGTATTGTAACAGCGGTTCGGATTTGTTGTTTGATTGGGTTGTTGATATTGACATCAACAACGGTCTGTGGGGCGAACGAGTAGGTGGTGGTACGACGACTTGTTCCGGGGTGATTGCGAGTAACGCTTGCCCGTCAGGGTCAAGTCTAGCAGCTACCGGGACAGAGACGTTGTTTACAGCCTCGTTTGTCGAGAGTGACGCAGTGTTCTCGGTTACCTCTGGTTCACTGCAAGATAACGGCGCTACTTCAACGCTAGGAACGTATTACGGTGATGCTTTAACGAAAGTTAAGGCTACCAGTTCTCCGTTGTTGTTGAAGAACGGTGAATGTCTTGTTGTCCACGGTAATCAAGAGGGTGCAACCTCGAGCGCAAGTTATACTGCCGCAGGTGGTTGGGTAACTTACGTTGGAAGTCTGATTGTTAACGCAGTATTGCGATAGTTGTTACCATACTCAGCTTCTCATTTGGGGAAGCTGGGATGTGGTAACAAATTAAAAATAATTTAATTACTATGAAAAGTTTTATCCAGTGGTTGGGTGTTGGCGCATTGATTGTAGTGGCATTGATTGCTAAAGATGTGCTTTCACCCGTAGTACAAAAAGCCGTACCTACTTTTGGCGGTGGGTATGGGTTAATTAGTGAAGCGTGTGATGTGACTACGTCATCTCGTGTTGAAGTAGGCCCTGCAAGTTCTAATGGGTCAGCTACAGTATTAGCTGCTCATTCGCTTCGTGCCTGGGCTAGAATCCAGCCGACATCCACTTCAACTGGTGTGTTTTATTTATCGTTTGATGAGGGGGCTAACGCCGTTGCGGGTTCAGGAATAGCTATTGCCAATGATAATGCTGCCGAAGGCAATAGTTCCAGTACGCCTGGGTATATTGATTTTGGTCGTAATACTGATTTTCCTTATACAGGTGCGGTTACAGGCTTAAATACTGGCTCAGCTTCTACAAGTCTTTTGATTACCGAGTGTCGATACTAAGATATGACCATAACTCAAATCAAAGAAAACTTATCGGCGATGCTGCACGGCGGCACGTTGAATAAGGTTCGTAATATCGAATCTTTGTTTGAGCGTGCGGCTAATACATTGCTTAGTAAAATTGACCCTGTTGATACCCAGCGAATAGCCCCACTGGCCTCTACTATCCACGATGACATCTATAATTATGCCTTGCCGTCTGATTATAAGAATATAATTGACTTATACCCGCAAAGTAACCGTAACACGCTAGATAGTGCCAGCCGGAGGTTGGCTGAACGATTTGATTTGCGCAAAGAGTTGAATAGTAAAAGGATTTCTATTGAAGGAAATGACGGAACGAAGTTCATCAGGATTAACTGGCGTTCACGACAAGGTAAGACATTACACTCGATGAACGATTATGATGATAACGGAACGTGGGTAGTGGTGGGTACAGCCACAAATGTTGAACAAGATACTATTACTAAGTTTAGTGGCGGTGGGTCGGTACGGTTTGATGTAGCAGCCAGTGGTGATGGAATACAAAATACCACAATGACGGCGGTTGATTTGACTGATGAAGACGAGGTGGCTGATGTATTTTGTGAGTTTTACATCAAAAACTCCACTGACTTGGGCAACTTAAACAGCATTACGCTTATTTGGGGCAATGATTTGACCACTAATTACTGGACAGGTGTAGCACAAACAACACAAGCTGACGGTACGGCGTTTAAGGTCGGTTGGAATCAGGTTAAAAAACCGTGGTCAACCGCTACCGAAACGGGAACAGTAGCACCGTCAACAACTGATTCGGCGAAAGTAACATTTGACGTAGATGCGGCAATTACTGATATTCGGGTTGATAATATCGTATTTAGTATCGGTAGAAACTTTGACGTAAAGTATTATTCTAAATATCTGTTCAAAAACAGCTCTGGAACGTGGATTACTAAACCGACTTCCGATGACGACGAGGTAGTATTAGATAACGATGCGATACAGATTTACTTGCTTGAGTGTTTAATTGCTGCCGCTCATCAAATGGAAGGCTCTGATAGTGGGTTTGATATTAACTTTGCTAAACAGGAACTTAACGGCAATCCCAACTCGCCAGACCCAAATGAACGAATGGGACTGTACGCAAAATACCGCAGAGAGTACCCCAGTGAAGCTAAAAAACCAATCACCAGTTACGGTAGTTTACCTAATACTAGGTCAAGATAATGCCTAAATTCATTTTAGCTGAAGAAACTTTAGGATACGTTACCTCCCCAGAGGAAAGTAATACTGATTTTAGAATGCTGGTGGAAGGTTCAAAAAATGTACTGATTGATTACCAGAAAAAGACAAAGATACGCCCTGGATATGTCAGATTAGGAGCTGCTAACACTTCGCTTACGCCAGTACGAAATGCTTGGACTTGGAAGACATCTACCGGAACAAGTTTACCAATGCGGTTTTATGACGATGAGCTGGAGGTGTATCTTACAACTATAGATACGATTGTTAAAAACGCTTGGTATAGGGTTAAAAGTGGGTTTAGCACTACTGAACGTCTTAGAAGCACTATTCGTAAAGGTGGCGATGGTGGATGGTATGACGCTACAGAAGGCGTTGATTTATGCCCAATGGTAAACGGCGATGATGATTTATACGCTTGGAATGGTGCAGTGGCGGTTGTAGCCTCGGTTACAGCTAATACGATTACTAAGGCTGGAACATCTACTTTTGCCCAGAACAGGTTTTTTACCTCTACGAATAGAACTTTGATAAACGTACGGACAGGTACTGAGTTTACCTACACCGGTGGCGAAGCTACTACTACACTGACAGGTGTATCTGGTAGCCCAGTAACTGACGTAATGGTAGCCGGTGACGTGTTAGTTCAGAAAGTAGTGACTTCGTCTAATACTCCGGCATCGGGGCGTGATAACCACACGATTTTTAACCACGAGAACCAGTTATGGGTTGGAAGTGATGACGATTCAACTGTGTATGTTTCGGCCAACGATAGTTATACCGATTTTACGTTCAGTGCGCCGAGAGTTTCAGGTGAAGGGGCGTTATTAACCTTAACTAACCCAGTGCGAGGTTTTGGGGCAATCGGGCCGTATGTCTTTGTGTTTTCTGGGCCATCTACTATTTTTAAAAATGAGTTTCAACAGATTGATGTTGGCGGAACATTAACAGAAACCCTTGATGTTAAACAAGTTGACGCTGGTGTCAATCAGGGGGCGTTGAATCAAGAATGTATCGTTCCAGTTGGCAATGCGTTGTTTTACTTGACTAACGAGGTAGCGGTACGGGCGATTGAAGACCCAGATGATTTGACTGGTATTAACCCCAAGACATTTAGTAACCCTATAAAGCCTGATTTTGACGCTGAGGATTGGACTAACGCCGAAGGGTTTTGGTACAAGAATATATTATTATTTTCCGCACCCGCTAATTCAAGGCTTTATATGCTTAACTTTGTTGAAGACGCTGACGGTAAACTAAAACGATTTTGGAATCCGCCGCAGATTCTACCAGTGAGGTGTATGTCAGTGATAGATTCAGGAACGGGGAATTACAAGTCTAACGGCGAAAAACTGCATATTCATTCCAATACTGTACCTGAAACATATTTAGTATTTGATGGGGTATCAGACGGCAATTATGACGGGGTTGACCCGGCGGATAAGCTACCGATAGACGCTAAGGCGATATTTGCGTATAACAACTACAAAGACAGGTCTATTCTAAAGACGTTTGATGAGTATTTTGTTTACGGTGAGATAACAGCTAACACAAATGATTTGACTTTAGGATTAAACTACGATTTTAGTGGTGCAACACAAGCTATTGAAAGAACTATTGACGGTTCAAACGAAGTTATTTTAGAAGGCCAAGTAGGGCTTAATTCACTAGCTCAGCAATCATTGGCAATTAACCCATTGGGGAGTTTATTAAACCCACCCAGTGATGCACGAAAGTTTAGAGTTGCTTTTGAGATTGCTAAAGAGGATTTTTTCGAGATTCAAGCGACATTTTACACTAACGAGGTTGATAGGTACTGGGCAATTATCTCGCACGGCGCAAACGTAACCGCTTCACCACGCAAACCAACTAATAAAAAATTATAATATGAAAAAAACATTACTTTTCATTTTACTAGGATTTTTAGCGATAGTACCTGCGGTATCTGCTGCTGATACGCTTTGGGAGTGGTATACCCAGCAAGGCCAGAAATTGCCTTTTGTAGAGGAAAGAACCCAAGAGGCTTTATTGTGTGGTATCAAAGGGTATCAAGGTACTTATCAGCAAAATATAGACCTATTGGGCTGTTTGGAGGTAGATGTGGTCTTGGGAGCTGGTTCTAACCTCCCTTTCGCCGGTACAACCTACAATTTAGCCGGTTCAGGGGTCAGTAGTTCTGCTGTGTCGTTTACGCTTAATTCGTTAACACTTCCTCAGACAGGTCAAAAGATTCAAGATTCTGATTTATCCGATACGTTTTATGTTACTTTAGAACCTGGTAATAAAACTCGTCAGGAAATCGTATCGTGTACTACCGTAACCCAGAACGCCGCAGGAACTGCTACACTTTCTGGTTGTACTAGAGGGCTTTCACCACTTACGCCTTATACGGCCTCAAGTACGTTACAATTTTCACACGGTGGTGGCGCACAGGTGATTTTTTCCGACCCACCACAACTGTTTAACCGGTATGGTTCAAAAACAAACGAGGAAACCATTGAACGGATTTGGACTTTTAATGTTCACCCAGAAGCATTATCAAGTATCGGTACGCCAACAACTTCTTACCAGTACATAACAAAACAATACGCTGATAATCAAGTTAACCAGGGGGCGGCTACTTCAACTGAGACCAACGCTGGTATCTCAGAACAAGCGACAGCGAACGAAACAGCCTCGTCTACCCCGTTTGGTGTTGATGACCCACACGTTATCAACTCGGAAAACGCCACCTCAACTCCGTTATACTCTTGCGATGATTCAGGCACGGCGGGGGGAAAATGGGGGGGGGTAGG